AGAACCAACTACCGAAGAGGAACCAACTGCTAATGAAGAACCTGTAGAAGAAACAGTCGAAGAAAGTGTTGAGACTGAGGTAGTTGAAAAAGAAGAAACTAAAGAAGAAAAGCAAAAGAAAAAAGAACAGTCTAAAAAGAAAAAGATGAAAGAAATCATTGCTAAAAAAGTCGCAGAATTAACAGTTAAACAAGCAGAGGCGGCAAGTTATGAAGAACAAGCAAATATACAGAATTACATTACTGCCTTACTTGCTTTCAATGCCGACTTCGGTAAGTATAGAATATTCTTAGCAGATGCGATAGGGTATCCTGCCGCTGATTTATACATACAACAACAAAATATTGCAACTAATCCTAGTGCTTTAAGAATAGGACTTGCAAATGAAATATTGCATAACAAGATGGTCGATATGCAATACGAGAACATGAAGGATTAATAAATATTAATATGACAAAAGATAGAGTGGATATAAGCGATGATACTGCAGTTAGTATGCCTGTTCGTAATATGCTCGCCATTATCGGAGCAGTTGCAATAGGTGTTTGGTCTTACTTTGGGATCAATGAGAGACTAAATCAAAACTCTACAAAGATTACTTTGATGGAGAATGATGTAGAAGAAAATACTGAATTTAGAATAAAATGGCCCAGGGGTGAGATGGGAAGTCTACCCGCCGATAGTGAGCAGTTTATGTTGATTGAGGATCTCTATGGAAGTGTAGAGAAGATAGAAAAAAACCTTGAGCAAAATATGACTAACAAAGTTAACATTGAGTTTTTACAAAAACAAGTCGAGAAAATTTTAGAAGATGTTGAAAATCTAAAAGATGCTAATAGAGAAATAGTTTATAAGAACGGAAGTTAGACGAGAGTAGAATGATAGAAACTGTAGTAGCATTGTGTTTATGGATAGCAGGTGAGATGCACGAACATAGAATACAACCTGCAATGTCTGAGTGCCTTAAAGGTAAAAGAGTGGCAGAAAGACAATTAAACGGTTCAGGTAATGTGCAGTATAAATGTATTAAAACTGAAGCAGAAATTGAGACAGATAAATTAGGTAATGTTCACATTAAAAAATTAATTACTGAGGAGTAAAATGGCAGAAATAGATGTAGCAGGAATTAAAATTAAAGGCGGTAAACTTTTAATTATATTACCAATCATAGGAACTATACTTGGTGGTCTATGGGGAGGATTCGAACTCTTTAGTAGATATCAACAAATGGAACAAAAGATTAATGAGTATGTTGCTCCTGACTTATCTGAGTTTGATAAAAATCTTGCTTTAGTTACCGAAGAGATTAATTTATTCAAAGAAGAAATACAAATCATCAAAGAAAGCATTACTGAAACTGTAGGTTATGCTAGAGATATGAAACACTCCATGAGAGATGATTTAACTCGTATAGAAAAGATTGTAGACCAAGTCGAAGATGATGTCAAGAAAGTCGAAACAGATGTGAGAGAAATGATAGACATTGCTGACCAGAGATTTGATAATAAGAGAGATAGAGTAAAATCAGATATAGATACACAAATGAAAGACTTGGAAGATAGACTTAATAAGAAGTTACAAAGAGCATTAGATAATCCTCTTGCTAATTAAACACTAAAAGAAGTACCACAACCACAAGAAGATTTTGCCATTGGGTTTTCGAATACAAAAGAACTACCCCATATTTCTTTTTTATAATCTAAATGCATACCTCTTAGGTATAGTTCATTCATTCTATCAATTAACAATACATTCTCAATAATCATATCTTCTCTATTATCTTCATCTTCAAAAGACCATTCATATTCAAAACCTGCACAACCACCACCTTTAACTTGTAATCGAACATATTTTTTATTATGTTCTTTAGTCAGGTTTTCTAGATGATTAAGTGCTTCGTTTGTTAATTGTATCATTGCTTTATATAGCAACTAAACTTTCAAACTCTTCTATGAAATCTTGAACTAACTCTCTACGAAGAATTTTGATTTGTCGTTTAGTTTCGTTTCTCTCTTCTTCATATTGTTTGTTTGTTATTGCCGTTGCGCCTACTTCATTATTTACAATTACTTTAATTTTTGTATCACCTGATGTTTGATTTTTTTCATAGTGATGAATGCCATCAGCAGATGAATTAGAAGTATATAATTTAAAATCTCCTGATGTAGGTGCAGTTGTTAATGCATGATTACTGAAAACATTAGGCATATAAAATGTTACATTAGGATATTCTGTAAATGTATGGTCATGTTTACCGCCTGCACCACCTTCTACTTTATCTCTTGCGATAGCGGCATTCATATCTAGATATACAGGATAGTAATAACTTCTATAACCTGCGTAGTGAGTATCAGTACCATAAACTATCCAAGGTCCAGGACCTCCGTATTTTCTTTCAATTACTTTTTTTAATTCTCTTTCTGATAAACACCAATCTTCATAGATATCATGTATTTCGTTTGTTACTAAAATAATCCATGCAAGTTTACTATCACCGAAAAACTTTTCAGCAACTATGTCAGGTCTATCACCATCTTTAATATCATAACTATCATAAGCAAAAGCATTTTCTCTAAACTTAGATTTTAATGCTACTCTTCTTATGATATCTTTTGCAACAATAATATTTGCTTTACCACCACTTTCATATGTTGTAGTTAATGGGTTTGTTAAATCATATAACATCTCTGGAAATTTTCTAAAATAACTTGACATATTAGAATCCTTCAGCGATACGATGTTTAGTCATAGGTTCGATTTCTCTAAAGTTCATCGTACATTGTATTTCTGTAGGTTGACCATCTCTTGTTGTTGACCACACACCAGTTGATGTGTAATTAGTTGTAAATGATGTAAGAACACATGTAGATATTCTATGAATAAATGGGTTGTGGTCTTCTTTAAACATGATGCTAATATCAAATAGAGATGGAAAAGAAAAGAATAATCCACTAGGTACTAACTCTGGGTGCATATGAAATCTAAAAGTTTTAATAATATTATCTATTGCTACTGCCTCTGCCTCACTTCTTGCAGAAAATTCGTATGCAAATGAAAATTCTCTAAATGACATATCATCAAATCTTTGTTCGACATGTTGATTAGCAACTCTTCTTGTAGCAACTGTCATTATGTTTCCTAAATTTAAACCGAATGCATCTGGTATTTTAATGACATTTTCTGCAATAACTCTTGCCATGTCACCACCTTCTTGTTTCATTAGTTCACCACGAGTTGCAGGATCCATTGCTTTATTAATTAGTCCTGTTATACCACCACTTCTATTAAATAATCCTGCCATCTGACCCATCGCCGCACCACTATAGTTTGCACTTGAACCCATTTGAAAAGAGTTAGGAACTTGTAATGCGATAGAAGAATTTAATTTCTTCATTTTTCTAGGACCTTTAAATATCTGGTCTGCTACACCACCCACACCTTCAGAACCTTGTTTTGCATATTGTCCAGCAGTCTTGTTAATCTTACCAACACCTCCCGATAAAAGGTTAGTAAGATTATTATAATCTGTAGCGATGTTATCTCTAACTTTTTGTCCTATATTTGTAGTACCTGCTTTTTGTCCTTTAGGTGCCACAAATGCTTTAGGTTTACCTTCTGTGGTATTAGCGGCAAGACTTGAAAATTCTGTAGTTTCATCTACAAAGATATCAAATATAACATGATGGTCTAATTCCATAGGAGCATCAACACCCATTTCAAGTGGGTATGATAATCCGTTTACTGCATATTTGTGAGGTCTACCTGCAGTAGCGGGTTCTCTACTATCTGTTAGAGAATGACCTCCTACTACATCGTTTACGAATTTTCCTATTGCTCTACCGAATGCCATGTATTTAACACCTATAAATATTTGTCATAGTATATTTATATGAGTTTGAGAGATGCCATACAAAGGAAGATACACACCTTTAAATCCTAAGAAATATAAAGGTAATCCAACAACAATTATCTATAGGTCTTTAATGGAAAGAAGATTTATGAGATATTGTGATACACATGAGAACATTATTCAATGGAATAGTGAAGAGTGCGTTATACCTTATGTTTCGCCTATAGACAGGCGCATACATCGTTATTTCGTAGATTTCTATATGAAAGTAAGAACACAAGAAGGTACTATTAAAGAGTATCTAGTAGAAGTTAAACCTAAGAAACAAACTAAACCCCCACCTAGAACACCTACTAAAAAGACTAAAAGATGGTATGGTGAAGTTAAAACATGGGGTGTTAATGAAGCAAAATGGAAAGCGGCAACAGAATTTGCTAAAGATAGACAATGGAACTTTGTAATTCTAACTGAAGAACATTTAAAGTAAAGGTATAAATACTATTATGGCGACTAAAGATGTACTAGGACAAGTAAGACAGAATGCTGGTAATACTCAAAAGTCTAGTCAATGGTATGTAAATCAAGTTCGTAAACTTGTAGGAGGTACATACCCAGCACCTAGATTTCAAGATGATTACAAGCGAAACTTGACAAATAATCCTTTGCCAGGTCGTATGTATTTATTTAAATACGACCCAGTAGGAAAAGGTACAACTGGGTTGCCTTATTATGATACTTTTCCTTTGGTGATACCATGGGATATAGCAAGTGATAGATTTATAGGAATTAATTTTCATTATCTGTATCCTTTAGTAAGAATACAGTTGTTAGAAAAACTAAGTCAGTATAAAGTAGGAACTACAGACTTAAATACTAGAATAAGAGCAGACTGGAGAATACTAGGAAATATTTCAAGATTTAAAGAAGTAAGACCTTCAGTTAAAATATATTTGAGAAGACAAGTGAGAAGTAGATTTTTGTTTATACAACCTGATGATTGGACTACTGCATCTATATTACCTACTGAGAAATTTGTAGGTGCTGGAAAGTCTAGTGTATTTGTTCAGAGTTCTAGAAAAATGAGAAAGAAGTAATAATGGCATTACAAGAATTTATAGCAAATGCAAAACTTAGAGATTTCGCAAGGTCAAGTAAATATCTTGTCATTGTTGATTTACCTAGAGGACCTTCAGCAAATCAAAACGGTGGTGCAAATCAATTAGCATCACTACTTAGAACTTTCGGAGTTTCAAGTGCAGATAGTTTTGCACAAAGTTTTAATAGAGCAAACGGTCAATATCTATCTTCATTATTTGCTGAAGTAACTGCCTTACCTGCACAAAACATAGATAGTAAATTACACAAAGTTTATGGACCTGGTAGAGAAATGCCTTATGGTAGAAGTTACACACCAGTTAACATGACTTTCTACTTAGATGCTGGTTATATATTAAAAGAATTTTATGAATCCTGGCAAGGTATGATATTTAATGATAAGACCTCACACATGAATTACTATAACGAATATACGACTAATGTTCATATACTTGCGTTAGATATGAGAGAAGGTAGATTTGGAACAAGAGGTTCTTTTTTAGAAAATGTAGGCACACTACAAAACAGTATTATACAAGCAAGATATCAATGTACCCTTGAAGAGTGTTATCCTAAAACGATAGCAGAGATTCCTTTAGGGGCGGCGACTAATGATGTTGCTAGATTAAATGTTCAGTTTCAATATAGAAAGTGGACAAACACATCTCAATTATTTGGGGTCGGAAATGTTTCTTCAACGACACATCCTGATCCTGTAAATTATAATCCCTCAACTGGACAGTTTGGGACATAGTGATTAAATTATAAGGAGAAATTAATGGCACTACCAAAAATAAATGCGCCAACATATGATTTGAAACTTTATAGTGATGGTCGAACAGTTAAGTTTAGACCTTTTCTAGTGAAAGAACAAAAGTTATTGTTAATGGCGGCAGAGGAAGGAAAACCTGCAGATATTATGAATGCTCTTGGTACAATCGTAAAAAATTGCACATTTGACCAAGTAGATCCTGAGCAGGTGCCTCTGTTTGAAATTGAAAATATTTTTCTAAGACTTAGAGAAAAGTCAATAGGAGAAGTAGCAGAGTTTAAATTAAAATGCAGAGATGAAGAATGTGGAGGAGTAACTCAAACAGGTGTAGATTTATCTACTATCACATTGCAAGGAGACGGAGTACCTAGTAACAAAATCAAAATTACTGATAACATTACTATTACTATGAGATATCCTACAATGAAAATGTTAGAGAGTATGGGATCAATGACTTCAGTTGAAGATAACATGAACTTTTTAGCAGATGCAATCGAAAGCATTCAACATGGTGAAAATATAATTGATGCAAGAACTACTTCAAAAGAAGAGTTGCAAGAATTTATTGATAGTATGACACAGGATCAATTCCTGAGAATAAGAGATTATTTTACATCTATGCCAAGACTAAGCAAAGATGTAGAATATAAATGTGTGAAATGTGGTAAAGATAATGTAAGAAGTATTAGTGGACTACAAAATTTTTTAGCATAGGTCTCTCTCATGACGACCTTTTAAATTATATGCAAACGAACTTTACAATGATGCAACATCATAAGTATAGTTTAAGTGAACTTGAAAATATGATTCCGTGGGAGAGAGAAATATATGTAAATCTTTTAGTTCAACACATAGAGGCAGAGAACGAAAGATTAAGAAATAAAAAAGGATAAAAAATGGTTAAGAAACTACAACCCCAATCAAAGTATTCACAATTTGATGTAGATGGTGATGGTGTCGTGACCGATAAGGAAATTGCTATGGAAAAAGAGATGATGGAACTTGAAAGGCAAGAAGAAAAGGCAGAGGCACAAAAGAAGATGGCATGGGTTGCTATGGTATCTATGTTGGGTTTCACTATATTTTTATTCTTACCTATTATTCCAGATAGTAGAGTTTCAGCACTTGCTGAACTCTTAGGTTTATTCTATATAGGTCAAGCATCGGTTGTCGGTGCATATATGGGATTTACTGCTTATATGAGTAAAAGTAAAACAAAGTAGAGATAACTAATGGCAGACTTTCAATCACTAGCAGATGCTATCAATGAAATGAAAGAAGAACTTAGTGGCATAGGTTCTGAACAAGTTACATTTTTAGATAGCACGGAATCTTTATCCAATCAAATGTTGGTAGTGCAGAGAGAGATGCTACAAGAATTGCAATCAATTCGTGAAGGTCTAAATCTTGAAAAAATTGCAGACGCATTAAAACCTGCTCCAGATCCTTTCGGTAAAGCACAACAAACAGAGACAACAAGAGAAGGTGATACTGGTCAAGATACTACAGGTCAACAAGTACCTGATATAGAACCAGTCAAAGATAAGAAAGGTATGTCTCTACTTAAAACTATGGGTATCGCCGCCTTAGTAGCAGGAGGTGGTGCAATACTCGCCGCTCTAGGTGGGTTCTTAGATTTTGATGCTGAAGGTGTCAAGAAAAATATCAAAACATTATTATCTATTTCAGATGATGTTGGAGGTAAAGCAGAGTTCTTTTTAGAAGGAGGAACATTCTTCCTTGCGATGACAGGTATAGGTTTAGGTCTTGCAGTCTTTGGTGCAGGTAGTGCCATTGCAGGATTATCTGATTCCTTAAACAAGTATGTAGGTAATGAAGCATGGGCATCAAGTATTAAGAAAAATGTTTTAACTTTATTATCAATCAAAGATGATGCAGGAGGCAATCTAGACTTTTTAGCAGATAGTGGAACATTTGTTATAGCAATGACCGCCATCGGTACAGGTCTTGCAGTCTTCGGTGCAGGTAGTGCCATTGGGGGAATGTCAGATGCGTTAACGAGTTTCATGAAACCTGATTGGGCATCAAGTATTAAAAGTAATGTTTTAACTTTACTATCAATTAAAGATGATGCTGGTGGTAATCTAGACTTTTTAGCAGATGGCGGAACATTTATGGTTGCAATGGCATCTATAGGTGCAGGTCTTGCCGTGTTCGGTGCAGGAAGCACAGTTGCAGGTGCCGCCGATGCAATAACAGATTTTATAAAACCTGACTTTGCACAATCAATAAAAGATAATGTTTTAACATTACTATCAATCAAAGATGAAGCAGGTGGTAATTTAGAATTTCTAAAATCTGGAGGAACATTCTTCGTAGCAATGACTGCCTTGAGTGCAGGGTTAGTTGCTTTTGCAGTAGGAGAAGCGGCGGCGAGTACCGCACAAGCAATATCATCATTCTCAGGTGAGAACTTTGCACAACAAATAAAAGATAATGTTATAACTCTTTTAAGTATATCTAAACTAGATGGTATCGGAATGGATACTGCAGGATTCGTTGCAGTTATGGGAGGACTATCAGCAGGATTACTTGCATTTGCAGTAGGTCAAACAGGAGCAAGTGTGGCAGATGCTCTTTCTAGATTTATGACAGGCAAAGATAAATTCTCAACTGCTATCGTAGATAATGTAAAAGAACTTATGACGATATATGATATACCTGTAATTAAAGATGGTTCAGCAACAGGAGAAACATTTGCTGAATTAATGAGTGGTATAGGTAGAGGATTAAATGCTTTTGCAGGAGGTCAGTTAGGAAGTGCATTGAAAGGTGTAGGAACAAGTATTCTTAACTTCTTAACAGGTAATGAAAGTCCTATTGAAGAAATGGTAAAACTTGCCGACAATGCAAAAGATTTAGATACTGCCTCAGATGCAATAGAAAAACTAGCGACTTCATTATCAGTTATTTCAGCAATGAAGTTTGATGGTTCTAATTTAAATTTCAAAGCATTTGCGAAAGATTTAAAAGAATCCGTACCTATCATTGAAGCGGCGATTATGGGTGATGATGGTGGTTTCTTTGGAACTAAAATTGAAGGTCTTGCAAGTAGTAATATTAAATACGAAGATGCAGTAAAAAATATTAAAATGTTAAGAGAGGCATTAGTTGCCATGCCTAGAACTGCAGGGTTACAAACTTCACAAGCAACTAATACTGCAGAAGGAGGAACAGGAAATAATACTGTCGTTGCGCCTACTGTAGTGGATGCAAGTGTTAACGATAGTTCACAACCTGTTACTACAATTACAGGAAGAGATAGTTTTAATCAACCATCATACGCACAATATGTTTAAGGAGTGATGATAAATGGCACAACAAAAAGATGTTACGAACTCACAAGCAATAGTAAAAAGTTTTAAAATATATCACAATACAGTTAAAGATTTTAAAAGTGCTAGAGAGTCCGATGCGTTTAACGATATAGTTGATACATACAATTCTTTTTCTATTCACGAAACTATTTTAAATCCTTTCATAACTGCAACAGTTAATGTTTCAGATACTAATAATATGTTAACTGAAATGCCTATTATAGGCGGTGAGATAGTTAGAGTTAGATTTTTACCACCAGGTGGTGATGATACAGACGAAAGAGATTTAGTATTTCGTATTGCTAAAATATCAAATGTTACGATAGTTGAAAAAAGACAACATTTTAATTTACATCTCTTATCTTATGCAGGATTTAAAAATATAACAACTAGAATATCTAGAGCATTTAAAGGTGATGCAACAACTATTGTAGATGATATTTACTACAACTATCTGTTTACTAAAATGGATACAAGTGCAACTAAAGATTTAAATTTTGATAATTCTCTTAGCACATTAAAATTTATTTGTCCTAATTGGTCACCGGCAAAAGCAATTCAATATGCAATGCGTTATGCATATACTAGAGATAAAGGTGTCAACTTACCTAATTTTTTCTTTTATGAAACTTTAAATGATTTTTATTTTCTAAACACTAATACTTTATTCGATAGAGAAAAAAATGTTTGTGTAACAGATAAGTATGACGAAATACTTAACATAAGACCTGAGGGTAAAATCGCTAAAGGTTATCATTACAAACAACCAGGTATACCTGTAGTAGGGGCAGATGGATTACCTAGGTCAAATCTTGTAGGTGATGAAAGTTATCAGAATGTTGATGAGTTTATGATAGATGATGAAAATACATTTGCTGAAGATTACATGTCTGGCAATATAACTACTAGTAATACAACGCATGACATTTTTCATAAAAGTTATAGTACACAAACATTTAATTATTATGATGACTTTGATAAATTTCCTAGATTGGGAAACAATCAAAAATATGTAAGATATAACGATATGGGTGAGAGTTCAAATATTAATAAATCTTTTACGCCTAAGCATTCTAGAAATCATTCTAACTTAGTTAATCAAACAGGTGAAAGAGCAACATATTCAGATACAGTTATTTTAAATAGAAGTCAAATAGTAAAACAAATGTTTGAAGAAGTAATAACTAATTTTGAAGTGCCAGGTCATACACTTATAAATGCTGGTAAACTTATAGATTTTAATTTTCCTTCTGCTAGAGAGATAAACAATTTAGCAAAGGCATATGATAAGCATCGTAAAGGTTTATATTTAATTAGAGACTGCATACATAAAATTGTAAATCAAGGTTCAGGAAAAGCGATTTATAAGTGTAACATGAATATTGTAAAGGATGGTTATCACGATGTCGAATAAAGAAATGCCAATGTTAACTAAAGAACAACAAAAACATTTTATGGGATTCAATGGTTTTACTTGGTGGATAGGTGTCGTAGAAGATAATAACGATCCTGAAAAACTTGGTAGAGTAAAAGTTAGATGTTTAGGTTTACACACAGAAAATAAAAACGAATTACCTACTGAAGACTTGCCATGGGCGACACCTATGATGCCTTTGACTTCAGGTTCTATATCACAAATAGGACAAGCACCTACAGGACTACAAAATGGTTCATGGGTTGTAGGTTTCTTTAGAGATAATGAAGATTGTCAAGACCCAGTTGTTATGGGTTCTTTTTATGGGTACCCTATGGAAAGACCTAATACTGATTTAGGATTTTGTGATGCATCAGGAACACACCCTATAGAAATTGAAGAACCAGATACATCTAGATTAGCAAGAGGTTTAACAACTTCTAAAGTATATCAAGCAAAGAAGGCACTATTAGATTTAGAAACACAAGACTTACATACTATTGCAAATGTAAGTGATACTTGGGCATCATTGTCTAACCCATATGCGGCAAGATATCCGTTTAATAAAGTAAATCAAACAGAGAGTGGTCATGTAATAGAGTTAGATGATACACCCAATGCAGAAAGAATTAATATTCAACATAAAAGTGGAACCTTTTTAGAGTTTCACCCTAATGGTGATATTAGAGTTTTAGGTAAAAATGGTGAAGTGATTATTCAAGGAGGATTAAATGTTCATATTACTGGCAATGTTAATCTTACTTGTGATAACGCATTTAATCATCATGTCAAAGGTAACTATAGTTTACAAATAGACGGAACTAAAACTGAAGTCGTAACAGGTCTTGTAAGTGAAACTTATAAGGCAAATCAAACAACAAAAATAACAGGAAAATTAGATTTAGATGCATCTAGCGAAGTTGATGTAGATGCAGGAATTATTAATTTGAACTAGGACTAAAATGGCAAAGAGAACATTATGGAGAGTTTTGATAGTGAAATTAAGAATGTGGTATGCAGACATAAGAGGACATCACGGACATAAATGGAACTATGAACCTTCAGATTATTACATGGGTAGAAACAAAAGGAAATAACTATGGCAAAAGCACCAAGATTTGGAGTGCAAGTTGCGTACACTAAAACTAGCAAAGGCACTTCTATAGGACGAAAACCGATTATGTCAACTATGAACAAATCGAAAAAACGAAGTTTTAAAAAGTACAGAGGACAAGGAAAATAAATCATGGAATTTATATGGACACTATTATTGACTGCATGTTTAACAGATACGAATTGCAAGTATCAAGATGTTCAATGGTTTGATACTGAAACAGAGTGTAATCAAAATAAACTATTACACGAAGAGATACCTATAGACGGTAACTGGAAAACAGTCAGTTATGAATGCAAACCTGTAGGAAGTAAGGCGATATAATGCCAGGTGTTGTGCGAGTAGGTTTAGATAGTCATGTAGGTCATGCAAGTCCTACACCTAACCCTTTTCATAGAACATCTTACGCAACAGGTTCATCTAATGTATTTACGAATGGTGCGAAAACAGTTCGTATAGGTGATACAACTTCTTGTGGAGATCCTGCAACTGCTGGATCGCCTAATGTGTTTGTGAATGGTATTAAAGTTCATAGATTAAGTGATGCTACAGGAGGTCATGGATCATGGGTATCAAATAGTGCCGCAACTGCATCAAGTAATGTGTTTGCAAACGGCGGAGGTTCTGCACCTGCTACATCTGGCGCTATAACCACAGTTACTTCTAATAGTTTAGCAAATGGGGGTGCAGGTTGTGATAATTATGATTGGGCAAATCAAGTTTGT